TGCAGGATCAGGTAGCCATCAGTGGATTCAACCAGCTCCTGACGCTGGGCGCTGTAAGTGCCGTTATAGTTGCGTGCCGTACTGGAAAAACTCAGACGACTGCCCGCCGCCACGGCACGCAACTGACCATTACGAAAAGTTTCAAGGTTAGGATTGGGGCGATCCGACTTCACCATTCCGATTTCTTCGCCGGGTTTCAGATCGTCGTAAATAATGCCAGGCTGAATGGTAAGCTCGCGTTCATTCTCCTTGCTGCCATTACCATCCGTTTCATAGCTCTGCCCGTCGACTTTGCGGATGTACATCCCCAGAGCAGCGGCGATCCTTGCTGCAGTCAGCTCAGAATCTTCATACTCTTTCAGGGCACTGAGGCGGATCAGCACACCGGACAATAAAGACGTCCCGCGCATCTGGTGCAGACGGCGAACAAATTTAAGATGCAGCATTCGCTCTGCATCCACTTCTTTGGTTTCCATCTGCCGCCCGGATACGGGACGGCTTTTATACACCAGATATTTTTCGGGACGCCCCCAGTCATCAACAAACACGCCCTGATTCAGCCTGTTGCTCTCATCACTGGTCATGGGAATAAAGTCCGGCTCGAGCGCCTCCAGCCAGAAATGAACACCGGCAGAAGGCGTCAGGCTATTTATGCGCCCGGAAACCATCTGGGCAAACACCTCACCATCGCGCAGCCAGGTACGAAGCATCAGACGTTCCAGCATCGGACGGGTAAACTGCCCGGTGACTTCCGGGCTGACAGACCATTCACTCCATCGGGTGCGAATCTCCGCAGCCAGGTCACGGGCAATGGCCCCATTGCGTAATACCGGATGTGGCTCGACAATAATCCCGTTTTTCCCCACCACCCGTTCTTCCAGCTTGTCAAATACACCAATAACCAGATCGTGGTTGTTATCAAGGTAACGGGCCTGCTCACGTAACGACACGGCCCCGTACTGGCTTAACTGGTCGGCAGTTCGGTTCTCCCGTCGGGCTTTGTGTGTCCGCGTCGTTTTTACGGCCTCATAAGCCTGGATCACCGCACGGGAACGCAGCCTTGCCGCTTTCCATCCTGGTGAAAAAACGCCAATCACATCATCAAGAATTGCCATCAGAACCTCGCCAGCCGGTACCCGGGATGCCCCCGTCGTCGTGTAATCAGAGCCGCAAGGCGGCGCTCCCACTCCTGCCGTCCCTGCCGGATCTCAGATAAGTTTTCCATGGTCATCTGCTGACCATTAAAGGTGACGGATTTTCCGTCCAGCACCGCCATTTCAGCTTCCATATAACGCTGAATCATGGCTTCGATATCATTCTGGTTCATAACCATCCTCCGGAAGTCAGCCAGGGGTTAACATCGTCAGTTACTGTTTTCTTCCGTTTTTGTTTTTTAACAGGCGTGGATACCGGTTCCGGTGAGGATGACGGTTCGGTACTGTCCTGGACACACTCCAGCCAGGTTTCCCGGCTCGCCCACTCCGGTGCATCCGGCCAGCGGATCTTTTCGTATCCATGCAGAATGACCAGAGCCTCGGCATACACCATCAGGTCAAAAGCTTCGTTGGCACCGCGACCCGGCTTACTCCATTTCCCGTCACTGCTCCGCTCTTCATACGTCAGTTCGTCGTAAAACCAGCTCCCCAGCCAGTCAGGGAAATGCACATAGCCTGGACCTGGCGAGTCACGCCATAACGCGTTATTCACCCGGTCTTTCAGGGCATCCGTCTGAAGAAGCCAGAGCGGCACATCACCTGCGGCCTGCGCCCGGCGGCCCGTTCGTCCGGTGTTATCAGGGAATGTACGGCTGATCAGTTTTGCGCGCCGGATGCTGTCGCCCTTAAACAGGTAAATACGTTTACCAAGGCCATCACGACGGCAACGACGCCAGAATTTATAGGCATTATCAGTGACCCCGTCTTCACCGCCGGAGTCCACCGCCATTGCCATCAGTCGCATTTGTTGAGAAGGATCGGAGGCCAGCGGCCAGCTTTTATGAAAAACATCCGTCAGCAGGACATCCCAGTCTTCCGGATAGCTGGCCGGATCAATTCGCTGGCTCTCCCCGTCGCAGTCACTGCGCAATGACTGCGTGATGTTGTAACGATCAATAATCCAGCGTTCGCCACGGCTGCCATAGCCCGTTACCTGAACCACAAAACGGCGATGACGTCCCGCCTGCACATCCACTGTCGCCACAAGGAAATTAACGCCATCCGGCACACTGCGGGAAGGAACTGGCTCTGCCCGCTGCTCAAGCAGTTCACTTTTTCGTTGCTCCATGCTGGCACGAGGAAGATAAGGCAATCCCCAGTCGGTGTTGATAACCGCCCTGAGTGTTTCTTCGCTTCCTGTCGCTTCATACTCCTGTTCTGCAGTCAGTAATTTGTAAACCAGTTGCGCCCAGGTCTGATACGCAGCAGCTGGCCCTTCCATCCAGAAACTGGCGATACGGGAGCGGCGCGGTTCACCGGAAACGTTGCCGTTACGATCAATGACCTGACCTTCACGCAACCAGACTCCTGCACTATTGAGCTCACGCTTTTTCTCCGCAGTGATAATGCCGCTGCAGTGCGGGCAAAGTAGATACGCCGCCTCACTGGCTTTAAAGGGATCCGGTTCATTACGGTAGCCGGTCATGGCATCCATAGCTGGCTGAAAATATTCACCGCAGTGCGGACATGGCCAGTACCAGCGGCGGCGGTCACCACGATTGTAAAGGGAAAGAATACCAGTCGTCGGTGGCGCTTCATGAGGCGACTTACGTCGCCATTTGCTGTCGCAGATGTCACGTCCCGGCGAGCTCTCCACCAGAGTCATCCCGGCGGACATAAATGTGGTGGTACGTTTTGAGGCCAGGGAGAAACCATCACCCTCGCTGTCGATATTCTCCGGAAAACGGTCGTAATCGGTTAAGGCGACAAACCGGTAATCCGACGACGACATAATGTTGACCGAGGGCCAACCAATTTTAAGGAACGAGCCATCCCTGAACGTCTTATCATGGACATTATTGTCGTTACGACGTGGACTCATTCTTTTCTTTACCGCCGCACTGCTTCTGAACGTTCTGTCGAGGCGCTTTTTCGAATGCTCGCGGGCCTTATCTTCGGTCATCTGCACAACGAGCATGTCCGAAGGATCGCAAACGATGGTATAGACAATCCATCCATCGATCAGACCAATGGTCTTCCCTGTTCGCGCAGGACCAACAAAAATCACCGCATCGTATTCACGCGATGCCAGGCAGTTCATGGGCTCAATGATGTAGGGTGTCAGTTCAGGATCCCATGGCACCGAGTTACCAGCCCCCTTGGGAACACGCATGAATTTTTTAACAGCCTCCGAAATCGGCATGCGACGTGGTGGGGAAAATCCTGCCGATATGTCCCTTCCCAAATTTCGGGCTGATGAAAAACCCATTATTCCTCCTAGAGACTCTCTCCTTCCTCATCAGGAATTAATTCAGCAGCACAAGCCTCGTAGGATTTTTCCTGAAGAGTGTATCGCAGGTCATCAATGGCCTGCTGTACAACGCCGACGGCCTGAGGAGTCAGGGCGCAATCGCGTTCAAGAACATCCGGAATTGTCTCCAGAACCTGGACGACAGCCTTTCTCATGGACGAATAGACGATGACTACTTCATCAACTGGGATGAGTTTTCGCTGCTCCTTTTCCAGCTTGATCCTTTCATTTTCAGACTGGTACCAGTCCTTTCTCTCTTTCGGCTCCATACGGGATGGATCATGAACAGAGTCTGCTGCCTCATGCTTCACACTAAACAGGGCGGGCCCGACATGCTGCAGGGCGTAAACGGGGTTCCCCCTGACAGTCGCAGCCACAGGAGTGTTGGCCGCGAGGAGCCGTTTTTTTACTGTGTCCCGGTGAAGCCCAAAGGCCTCGGCGATTTTAAAAACACTCCAGTAATAAGCATCACCGATCCCGCTCACATTTGACATAAGCAACTCCATCTGGCAGGTGAAAATCAGGTTTATTTATATATTTCAATTAATTGCAAACTGGTCTAATGACAGGGAGAAAAAAATATTGTACAGGTGAAAAGAGAAATAACTTTTAATTATCAATAAATTACCAAACATGCTGCCGCCGCCATGGAAATGCAAAAACTAGCCTTTTTCCGCGACGCTCCCGCCCCGTGGCAGGCCACCCCACCGGAAGGACCCGCACAAATGAGAGTGATTATCACCATTGCTGATGAATAAATTGATGAAAATCATTGAAACGCCATTCATCCATATACCAGCAGCATTCGGTGTTGCACTTCGTAACTCTGTGACTACGGTTATAAAAGCATTGGCAACTTTTGCCACCGGCAAGTCTTCAATGGATTTCCCCTGCCGGTTTTTTATTTTCGTCGATGCATAACATTGCATTTACATCAATAGCGGCTATTGTCATTAGTATGTTGCATCAATGCATGGGTGGTATTGGCGGTCTTCGCCGGCCGGTTCTGTGTAGCTGGACCGGTTTTTTATTTCTCACATTACAGCAGCCCCTTAGAGTGAAGGGCTGCTGTAATGCCGCAATCTTTTTTAACATGAAAAAGGCCGCAGAGCGGCCATAAACACAAACAAAAATCAATAAGTTAGATAATTATCAAAGACTTACAGACAAACAAAAACACAGCCAACCACAACAAATAACAGGGATGTGGTCACTTTGTGGATCATTCGCTCCCCTCTTTTTCCTTATTTCGTTGAACGCCAATTGCGACACACGTACTAAGCAAATCTTTACATTTCTCTACATCTTCAGACTTACGCAATTTGATGCTTTTTACAGACTGCGGGCTACTGTCCGTAGCACGATACATCGTTATTTCAATATCATTTCGGTCTAAGAGTCCCATAATGGCTTTTGCAACCTCCACACCCTTCTTCGCGAAATCAAAGAACAGAGCAAGTTTATATGGATTTTCGACGGAAAAAACTTCAATTTTGCTAAAACCAACATCGTGTAGAGAAAAATATTGCTCAACCTCATCTCGAAGTTCTGGATCGCATACAATGTCTATTCTCCAGTACTGACCTAAATGCAAATCGCTATTAACTGTTTTTTCCACAACATCCTCCTTACCCAGCAATAGGATTAAATCTCACCGCATCCTGCAAGTAATCCGGCGCAAGATGGGCATAAATCATCGTTGTCTGAATCTTTGCGTGCCCCAGAATTTTCTGGAGCGTCAGAATATTGCCGCCGTTCATCATGAAATGACTGGCGAAGGTGTGGCGCAGCGCATGAACAGCCTGGCCGTCAGGAACATCAGGTGCGACCGTTTTGATGACATCGCGAACCAATGGATAATCCAGCGTCGGAAACACCAGTTTCCCGCCCCGTTTTTTGATCTTTTCAAACAGGCTTTCAGAAATAGGAACGGTACGGTTTTTGCTGTTCTTCGTTTTTGAAAAAGTGATTCGACAATGAAGAACACGGCGCTGCTCCAGTGCCGCTACCTCGCCCCATCGCGCCCCGGTCGACAGAAGGATTTCGACAGCCAGCCGTTCATCGGGATTTTCAGCCAGTGCATCCAGCAACTGAACACATTCAGACTTACTCAGATATCCCATTTCGCGCTCGTTAACCTTCATTCCTTTAAGGCCTTGAACGGGGTTATCGTTAAGAAAATGGCCGGATGAGATGAGTGCGGTAAACATCGCGCTTAACGCCCCAATCTCTCGATTTATGGTGCTGGGCTGTATCCCCTGCTCTATCCTGGACACACGTAGCTCGGTGAGCATCGTTGTATTAAGTTTATGCACGCACGGGTCATCCATTGCCTCACTCAAGCGCAGCAATTTAAGGCGCGTGTTATGCCCTGACTTCATTAGCTGGCCGTGGTATTTCCACCACAAGTCAATAAGCACTGACAGCGGGCAGCGATCAATGGAGTTTCCTTTCCACTCATTGTTATGCTGTTGCGCCAGCACCCACCGCTCATATAAAACTGCATCCGATTTCGTTTTAAATTTTTTGCGAATGCGTTTGCCTTTACGCCCCTCAGGACGCATGTCAAGAAGATACCCTCCCGGAATTGATTTTATGCTCATTCGTGAAGCCCCAGCGTTACAAGACCACCATGCCCCCAGCGTTCCATGATTAGCCGGGCTGTGTGCCAGTCTTGCGGGATTTTTGAGAAGACGATGTGTTTTCTGGCCCATCAGGGGAGAGAGAAGGACTGATCTGCCCAGCAGCCTCATTTGTTTCGTTACTCATCAACCACGTAGTGTATTTTTTAAATTCCGGGTGCATTGTGATTTTCAGTAAAACCTCCGTTCCCACACCTCGAATACCAGTCTCGTATTGCTTAACCGTACCAACCGCAATACCTATTGAATCCGCGAACTTTGCCTGACTAAGCCCCTCAGATTCTCGAATTGCTTTTAGCTTCTTTGATATCTCTATTGACATGGTGTGCACCTGAATACTATATTGGTTATCAGTTGAGTACCACTTGACGCTACAAAGAGCCACAAATAGCACCAGATTGAATAGGTTATCACACCATGGCAAAAGTCCTTAACACATACGAACAAGCGGATTTTGAGCGTTTGGCGGCGTTCTACCCATACCGTAATGAACATGGGCTACCGGTACTTGAAGAAAGCCTGGAGGATTATGCGAAACGCACAAATCAAAGCATTCTCGCTGTAAGAAGGCAGGCTGATAGATCGGTAATTCCCGTTACTCAAGAAGGAAGAAACACAAAACGCAAAGTAAATCTCTTCGCAATTTTCCTGAAAACCATCAGAAACGCAGAGAAATACGTGCAAATGACAAAATAACGAGGTGTCATTTTATGCTGAAGCAACGCCGTAATTTTTGTACCGGAACAGAACGCCACGCTAACCGTTTCACTACCAGTGCATCACGCAGCAACATCCGCTACAGCCTGAGTGATACACACGCAACGCCGGATGGCTACCCAGTAAAACAAATCGGCGAGCACGCCTGGCTGATTGAGAAAGCTGGAATCGTGATCCACAAATGCCCACGCAATCCGTTTACCGGAAACCGCATTTTTGCACTGAGCTGTGGCGACAATCAGTTCGGGCAGGATTTCACATTATACGAAGCACTTCGCACGGTTGATCGTCTGCTTCGCGGGCAAAGTTTTATTAAACAGGCTGATTTATAACAGGTGCTTTATGACCAAAGACCATGCACAAGGTGTATTTATCCGTTTTATTGATTTTCGCGGTGAACTGTTATTACGTGCATCCGCTATTGACGGAGTGACTCCGGCGGGTAAAAACGGAGCCGACGAAGCCACTTACGTTTATCTGAACGGCACGCGACTGCTTGTGGAACTTCCGTACCAGACCGTACGAGAAATCATCAGCGAAGCTGAAAAGGCACGCCAGGTTAATGGCGATGAACCCTATATCGAAATTATTTGTATGGATTCAGAAACTGAAATTCAGAAAGCAGATTAAAGGGCGTTGCGATGGGCAAAGAATATAAAACTCTCATTAACAAAGCACTTGAGCGTTTTTATTTTCGCTTAAGTGCATCAGGCGCTCATGCTGAACGTGCAGCCCGTGACTCATTGACCAGGGCAATCCGGAGTCTGTATGACGTGGCTTTTTACGCTGATGATCTGGATGCACTTAACGAACTTTCCGAGCTGATCTGTGCCGCAGAATGCGGGGAACATATTGAACCGTATAAGCTGGGGAATATTGCATGAGTATATTTATCTCATGGCTTGTTCTGATTATTTCGGTGGCCTGCGCCATTGGGATTATGCGAATTATTCATTCAGTAAAAAAGATTGAACGCTTTTTCACTGGTGAATAACGATACAAATAAAGCATCAAATTAAATAAGAAAACGTGAAAACCATCCGTATTAACGGAGGTATTCGCACACGCAAATAACGGAGATACAAAAATGCACGCAAAAGAAGAAGGTATCATCAGAGCACTGAAAGAAATTTCAAAGACAGAAAACGAAGTAGCGAAAAAAGCCGTGGCCAATACTCACATGGACGTCGCAACCCACACAATGATAGTCGCAAAAGTCACGGCAGAAGCTGCCAAAATCATCGAAGAACAGGGTGTGGAACTTGCGCTTCTCAAAACTAAACCAGTCACCGGACTGGATTTATCTGACACCGGACGCCTTATTTACACTATTGGCTCGGAGCCACAGCGATACACCATTATCGCCGGATTACAGAACAAATACCTGATCACTCCTCACCCCATAAGGGAATCAGCGCTTCTGACAAATCTCCGCCTGATAGAACGCTCTCAAGCTGTATTCATTGATGACGCGCAACGTGCCGTATTTAACGCATAGGGTTACTGGACAAAAGGGGCGCAATGGCAATTAAGCATTTTTCCGTCGTTCGCTTTACCTCCAGAGGGCGCGAATACGAGGTCGACGAACGCCTGATTACCACTATCGACAAACATCGTTCGGAAAAGGATGCACACCACATCTACCTCACTGACGGCACTTATTTCTGCGCCACCAACGTGGCGCGGGTGAATCTTATCCGACAAGTACAGGAGCCACGCAGATGACCATTCTGGACTACATCGCTACTCATCCGGGGTGTAGCGGCGGAGAGATCGCCGCAGCACTGAATACTCCAACCACAGCCATTAATGCTGAGTTACGCCAACTTTGGCGCGGCGGCTTAGTCATCAGAACAAACCGCAGCACAGGTGGTCGCGCTCGCAAAACAGGAGGCCAGGCTTCTTACCACGTAAACCCGATGCCGTTCGGGTGTAGCAATCCACTTACTCACATGTTTAACCAGCTACTGAAGGAAGCCAGAGCATGAGCACCATCAACCACCAGGAATTACATCCATCATCATTTCCGAGATGCCAACAGGCTCTTCACAGTTCAGAAACTGCACAACCAGCAAATTAACCTTTCGGAGTAACGCAAATGTTCGCTGGCAGACAACCCAACAGATGCACTCGCTTTGTTTTTTGCGGGCCTGACAATCGCTTTCATGTATGCGCTGTTCGTTTCTTCCAGATGCAGAATGCGCTCAGTGAGGCGTTCAGTGGTCATAAAATCCCTTTGCGTAATCAGACGCAGATAGCTCTGTTTCTGCCAGCACGCCAGTTCGGCGACGAATTCACACTTGCTGCAAAACCAGGAAAAACCAAAAAACACCAGTCCGCAAAGACTCATCAGGGCAGGGAACTCAATCAGAAGAAAAGACAACACCGCAGCAATCAAGGCTCCAGAGCGCAGCACAAAAGCGGCCTTGTTGTTGAGTATGAAAACCATCTCTTCCAGCCAGTAGCTGTACCACAGATGGAAAAAAATCTTCTTGTCTGCTTGCTCCATAGCAACAGGCATAAACAACCTCCATTGTTAATAAACGCCGCTATCCTTCGGCGCATTCCATTTTTGCGCCGCGATTATACATACTTCAGCACGCAACACAAAAACCGCTTGCCAGCGCTCGTTGAGTCGGGTTACATTTCCGCTGCACCTCATAAAACGGGTGCCGGGATTCTCAACCCGCTGACTACACACGCGCACAACCGCGCCAGCGGTTTTTTTGTGCGTACTGTATTGCCACGTCTTTTTCGCGTCAGAATTATGGCGGGGCGTACGGGGCCGACTTCGGTCGGGCCGGGATCGTGTGTAGCCGGTGTTGAGAACCCCGTACGTCTCGCCACCCCGAGATTCTCAACTCTGGATGGTGAGTTTTCAAAACTTACTATACACGAGGCCACGTCATGGCAAACCGCATGCAACAGCGCGCCCGCGCTGAGCGTATTCACATCCGCAGCGAAATCAACCGCAGACTTTTTCGCGCAACACGCGTCGCGCAAATCATGCACATCAATATGTTGCATGAGCGCAGCCACGCACTATCAAACATTTATTCCGCCTCTGTTTTCAGCTATCTGGCGGATGATCTGCACGAGCTTCAACAGCTCATCCAGCAGCAAAACAAACTCCATTAATTCCTGTTCCGGGCCTTTCCTGCACCTTGCGGCGGGAGGCCTTCGCACATCTGTAACAAGAGGATTGCCGCAATGATTCTCGCCAACGACTTTCTTGAATACCTGCTCAACACAGAGCGTGATCTTGCCGCTCGCGTGCGTGATCGTTATGACATGTACCTGAAATCCCTGCCTGTACCGCAGCTCGCTGACGGAAAGATTGTTATTGATGGTCGCTACATGATTGACAGCCACGAGGGAAATTACAGGCTTTACCGCATTGAAGGTGGCACCCCGTCCGTTATTGGCATTTACCAGCGCCCATCCTCTGCAATCGTCGATGTGATTGCCGACAGCATCCGCATCACACATCGCCATACCGACACAGAAGACACCGTGCTGGAAATTCAGCGGCTGGCTACAGTCTGCCGCGACACCCTGAATGGCATGACGAAGTAAATCACTATGACGGCAGAGTACATCAGGGACTGGCAACAACCGCGCCACGCAGTGGGGCGTGAAGGAACGGGGATCCCCGCTCCTAAATCCGCGCTTTCCTCCTGGCTGGATGCCTACCGGGTAGAGAACGAGCGCCGCCAGGAAATGGCTGATGCGGCGTTCTCCGCCACGCCGCTGGGCAACCTGATTAATAAAAACCTGGACGCACAGGAAAAACAGGACAAAACCATCACACTGGCAGGAGACGCCAGAAAACAGGCACGCGGCGCGGTGGATGAAGCCATGGCCTCGCTGCGCCTGCTGCCGTCCTATCTGCGCGATCCGCTTATTCGCCACCTCTCCTTCCTGCGCAAAAAACAGGAAGCCGATCGCCGGAAAGGCAAAAAGAGCTGGCAGGCGGAACGCTATGCACGCGGAACCCTGCGCAAAATATTCGAACGTCTGGACCGCACCGACCACCGCTGGCTGACACCGGGTTATCGCTCCCTTGCCGGACGCGAACGCCTGGATGATTTGCTTTACCTGCCGCAGCTCAACAAACACCAGATACAGACGCTGGCCACCATGACGGCGGCGATGTTCAGCAGCACTTTCGAAAAACTCTGCGATGGCTTTGGCGCGACCGATGGCGAGCTGACCATGGATGTAACGCTGAAGGCGTATCAGATGCTGGCCCGCATGGCGTTACACCTGCACGCCATGCCTCCACATTATGACGCACTGACAACAGACAAAGACCGGAGGAACGAACCGGACACGGAGCTGCTGCCGGGTGCAATCCTTCGCCTGACCTGTGCGGAATGGTGGAAACGCAAACTGTGGCTGTTACGTTGCGAGTGGCGGGAAGAACAACTCCGCGCCGCCTGTCTGGTTTCCAGAAAAACATCGCCCTATCTGAGTCAGGACGCATTAAGCGAGTTTCGCGCGCAGCGCGAGAAAACACGCGATTTCCTGAAAAGTTTCATGCTGGAAAACGAAGACGGGTTCACGATTGATCTCGAGACAGTGTATTACGCGGGAGTAAGTAACCCGGTTCACCGTAAGGCAGAAATGATGGCCACCATGAAGGGGCTGGAACTTCTGGCCGAAGCCCGTGGCGACAGAGCGGTGTTTCTGACTGTCACCTGCCCGTCAAAATACCACGCCACAACAGAGAACGGTAATCCGAATCCCAAATGGAACGGGGCCACCATGCGCGACTCCAGCGATTACCTGGTTAACACGTTTTTTGCGGCAGTCCGCAAAAAACTGAACCGCGACGGTCTGCGCTGGTATGGCATCCGCACGGTGGAGCCTCACCATGACGGCACCGTGCACTGGCATATGATGGTCTTTGCTCATCCGGAAGAAATCGACAGCATCGTGGCCATCACCCGCGATATTGCCATTCAGGAAGACCGCCACGAGCTGGGCAATGATATTACTCCGCGCTTTAAGGCGGAGTATGTCGACGGCTCAAAAGGCACACCAACCAGCTATATCGCGACCTACATCGGAAAGAACCTGGACAGCCGCGCCGTGGATGGCATCGACCCGAAAACGGGCAAGCCACGCGTTGACCACGAAACCGGAAAATCAATGGCCGAGAGTGTGGAGCGCGCCATCGGCTGGGCGCGCCTTCATCGGGTCCGCCAGTTCCAGTTCTTTGGCATCCCCTCCCGTCAGGTGTGGCGTGAACTGCGCCGCCTTGCCAGCCAGATGGCACGCAACCCGGAAGGCCCGCAACGACTGAAAGATGACGCAATGGATGCGGTACTCGCTGCCGCCGATGCCGGGTGTTTTGCCACCTACATTGAAAAACAGGGCGGCGTACTTGTTCCACGCAAAGACTACCTGATTCGCACCGCCTACGACCTCGCAGATGAGCTGAATGATTACGGCGAACAGAGCGTACAGATTTACGGGATCTGGTCACCACTCATCGGGGAATCCTCCCGTGTATGCACGCATCCGGATAACTGGAAACTGGTAAGACGTAAACCGGAAACGGAAGACAGCGCCCGCGAAAATGGTTTTGACCTTCAGGGCGGCCCTGCCGCCCCTTGGACTCGTGGCAATAACTGTCCCCGTGTACAGGAAACGGACAACAACGGGACAGAACAGCCGGAAGAACGGACAGCACCGTGGCCGCAGCTCCCTGACGGCGTTGAAGTGAACGAATGGATGCGCTCACTGAAACGGCACGAACGCCGGGCGCTGATGCGTTCGCTGCGTGACAAACAGGCAAAAAACAGCAGTGATGAAATGCAGAGCTGGACACAGAGCCGCAAACAGCAGCGGCCTTTGCCTGATAACCACGAATTACTCG